CAATCTTGCAACACCGCAACCCTTACTTGAAACGCTTAATCAATAACTACCTAATAAAATACAGTTTTTAAGTTAATCAAAGTAAATTCAACCGACTGAATAAAACCGATTAACTAGCAAAAGCCCCTCGTTCCTCGTTCCTCAATACTTTTTCAAATATCCGCAATCAACCGCTAAAAATATAACAAACCGCCAAAATGCTTAACTATCCCCGTTCCGCAAACCGCCAACGCTTAACGCATATTAGCGAAACGCCAACCGCCCTTGCTTTACTCAATCCAAAATCCGCTTATCAATTATAAATAACGATAACTTAATAACTATCCACGCTTCGTTTATTGCGATTAAATAATAGCTAAACAAATGCAACCTATACGCGAATCGTTAGGCGTGGGTTATCCTACCAAGATATAATTACTTATAAGATTGTAATTAGTATTAGTATCTTCACACGCCTATATGTAAGGTTTATATTATGGGATATTATAAGACAAGTATTATTTTAACTTATCCACAAACCACGCTTAACGCTTGGCGTATCGGTAAGCGTGGGCAGGGGCTTTCAATCATTTAGTAATTCGGTATAGCGTACCGCTAACCGCCAAGCCACGCCAAACGCCACACGCCTCGCGTGTGTCCGTTCGCGTCTCGCGATTAACAATTAAGTAATGACGAAGTCATTACAATATAAAACAAAAGTCAATTCTGAAAGAATTGTCTATACCCCTATACCCTTAAATAAAACAGATGGAACCAGATGTGTTACTATAGTCGAGTTTTATACAGGTCATACGCGCCAAAAACATTTCCAAAATATAAGCTGTTTTGCCTACCCCCACCCCCTAAAAAATTCAATTTATAAATATTGCTATGCCTCAAAAATTTTATAAAAAATTTTTATGAAACCCTTTTCCTAACATTCCTTGTACTTTCAAGCTCTTCCTTATTTGTTAATAATACTGTATAATTGATGGTTACTATGGAAGAGAAAATACTTACAGAAGAACAAATAGAAAAACTACCTATAGATGCACGTAAAGAATATAGAAAGTTATTCTTAATGAAGCATGAAAAGAAAACCAAAAGAGAAATATCAGAAGATTTTTTAAAGTTTGTTAAAACTGTTTGGCCAGATTTTGTTGAAGGTAGTCATCATAAAAAAATTGCTGAACAATTTAATCGTCTTGCAGAAGGAAAGATTAATCGTTTAATAATCAATATGCCACCAAGGCATACTAAATCTGAATTTGCATCATTCCTCCTTCCTGCATGGATGATTGGTAAGAACCCTAAATTAAAAATTATCCAAACAACCCACACTGCTGAACTTGCAGTTAGATTTGGTAGAAAAGCAAAACATTTAATTGATAGTGAAGAATATAAAAAAATATTTCAAACCACGTTGCGCGAAGACTCACAAGCTGCTGGGCGTTGGGAAACCGATCAAGGCGGTGAATACTTTGCTGCCGGTGTCGGCGGAGCAATCACAGGTCGAGGCGCTGATCTATTAATAATAGATGATCCACACTCGGAACAAGATGCTATGAATCCCGAAGCGCTGGAACGTGCTTATGAATGGTATACATCAGGACCTCGTCAGCGTTTACAACCTGGTGGTAAAATAGTTGTAGTTATGACACGTTGGTCTATTAAAGATTTAACATCATCACTCATTAAAGCTCAAGCAACAGATAAATCAGATCAATGGGAGCTCATAGAATTTCCAGCTATCCTTCCAGACAATCAACCGGTATGGCCAGAGTATTGGAAGTTATCAGAATTAGAATCAGTTAAAGCATCTTTATCAATACAGAAATGGAATTCACAATGGATGCAAAATCCTACAGCTGAAGAAGGTTCAATCATTAAACGTGAATGGTGGCGTAAGTGGACTAGGGATTATATTCCAGATTGTGTTCATATCATTCAAAGTTATGATACTGCATTTATGAAAAAAGAAACTGCCGATTTCTCAGCTATTACTACTTGGGGAGTGTTTTATGAGAATGAAGATTCAGGTCCACAATTAATATTATTAGATGCAGTTAAGGAACGATTAGAGTTTCCGGAGTTAAAACGTAGAGCATTAGAGCAATATTATTATTGGAGACCCGATACAGTTGTCATTGAATCCAAAGCTTCAGGACTACCTTTAACCTATGAATTACGTAAATCTGGGATACCAGTTGTTAACTTTACACCGAGCAAAGGAAATGATAAACATTCTCGTGTAAATGCAGTTGCACCATTATTTGAGTCTGGTCAGATATGGGCACCCGAGCATAGGTTTGCAGAAGAAGTCATAGAAGAATGCGCAGCATTTCCATATGGCGATAACGACGATTTGGTAGACTCTATGACACAAGCAGTAATGAGATTTAGACAAGGTGGGTTTTTAGAACACCCAGAAGATTACATAGACGAACCAGTGGTTCACGATAACAGGGAATATTATTAATATGGCAGGAATAGAACAAGCTTTCAAAGATTTCGTTAAACGCGTTTCAGAAAAAGAGAATCAAGAACAGGTAAGCGGGGAACGTGGATTTCAATACGGTGGTGGCGCAATAGGATTTTCAGGCGGTGGATATCCTCCAGTAGAAGAAGATAATCAATCTGTAGAATATGGACAAGACATAAGAACTGTTCCAACAGGATTTAATTTTGGATTTAATAGAACAGTACCAGTTTATCAAGAAGGACAACCACAAATTTCTGGAGGTCTTCGTGATCTTAGAAATATGATGTCAAACATGAATCCTCAACTAAGTTATACAGATACTAACTTTGGTGGAAATGTTTCTGCGATGATGAATCCATTTACAAATATGCCAAAAAGTTATTCGGCAGATGCTTACTATGGTCCAGAACAAGGAAGATTTAATTTAGGATTTACTACAGTACCAACTGCAGATGCTAGACAGATAAGAGCAGGATATGAAGGTCCTTATGGTAATATAAGTTTAGGCGCATCTAGAGATCCATCAGGTAATAATTATATGTTAAATTATTCTAATAGTTTTGCAGATGGTGGAGATGTTATTTCTAAAGTTAGAGCAGGTGATCCAAATTCAGCACCTCTTATGAATAACTTAGCGTCAGGACTTGCAATACAATTAGATAGACCGGTACAACCAGGTGACCCTGTTGGATCTTTTTATACACCAACAAATATAAATCTATTATCCCCAGTTGCACCTACAGGTAAAGTTTTAAAACCAGAATATCAAAATGGAATTCCTATTGGATTAGTTATGCCTCAAGATTTTTATTATATGGACGCGCCTATTACACCAACACAAAACACAACTTCAAATTTACCTTCTGATTTATCAATAGATCAAATACAGTCTTTATCTCCAAGAGATAGAATAATAAGAGCTTTAAAATTAGCTGGGTTTAGTTCTTCTGATGTTGATAGTATTTTAGCAAAACAAGGATTTGCTAATGGAGGAAAAGTTAATACAGATTTGACAAGAACCATTCCACCTGATAGTGGTCCTGATCCACAAGGTGTTGAAACATTATTTAAAAGAAGGTATAATTAATCATGGCTGATATAGATAAGGCGTTGCCTAATACATTAATGGATGGCATGCAACTTCCTAGTCAGGGTGTTGATCAAACAATTCAAGAACCACAAACAGAACCAACTGGGGATGCTCAAATAACTCAAATGGAAGATGGTGGAGCAGAAGTTTCTTTTGATCCAGCTGCAGCAAGACAAGAAGGTGGACAAGATCATTACGCAAACTTAGCAGAACATTTAGATGATAGTCTACTTGGAGAAATAGGTTCAGACCTTCAAGAACAATACACAGATTATAAATCATCAAGACAAGATTGGGAAAAAACTTATGTGAATGGATTAGATCTTTTAGGATTTAATTACAAAACAAGAACACAACCATTTAGAAATGCATCAGGTGTAACTCATCCTGTTCTTGCAGAATCAGTAACTCAATTTCAATCACAAGCTTATAAAGAATTATTACCAGCAGATGGTCCTGTGCGAACTCAAATCGTTGGTGTTATAGATCGTCAAAAAGAAGAAC